TCTGTTTCTTTAATGTCTTTCCAGATATTTCCCTTACGACATCTAACTACAGCACCGGATTTATAAGCGGACGGTTTGTTATATTTACGGTCAGCAATACGTAAGCACCTGTCTCGTTTTTCTTTTTCCTCTCTGAGTATTTCTTTAACTAAATCTCTTAGCTTAGCCATTTTAATTTATACAGAGTCGATTCTAGTAATTCTAGGACAGTATCTATTTGGTTCAGGATATATGAATCTGTTATTTCTTCTTCTAGGGAGATAACTTTATTAACTAAAGCTTCAAAATAAGTGATTACTTGGTCTTTATCTTTATATTCTAATAGAGAGTAATTAGAGTAACCTCTCAAGACACCGTACTTCCCTTGGTAAGATTCTATTAAACCGTCTACTAGGTCAATAATTCCATCATAATAATCATTTAATGCTTTGTGTTCAGCAAATGAAGATGTCTGTAAGTGTAGGATGTGAGATTGTGTTCTAGAGTGAAATAAGAGTGATACTAATTTTGCGTAATTCTCCATTTTATTTTATTTTATTCTAGTTTATTCTAGTTTATTCTGTCTGTTATTGGACCCCCTACAACCCAAGCATTACAAGTTCTAGCTGCAGCACACTTAAATTTTAGGAATCGACAATAGCCTAGTTCCCCTGCTTTAATTACATCAAATGGATCTTCTGTACCTTCATCATCTCCGATTCCTTTAGCAATACAGTCTAATGTTTTAGCTGTAGTATCAAATGCTGCACAGTTACCGCAAAGGGATGTTTTAGCTTCTTCTATAGAGTCAAGCTTCCACATATCTACCTTAGCCTGCCAAAATTTTTCGTTTGGTTCGTTTGGATTTAAGGGACCATACTCGTGTTCATCTATAGCATTTTGTCTATTTTGAAGGTTTTCTCCTATATTTTGAGTCGATGTCGGACATTTACTTGCCTCGATCTCGTTTATTATAGTTACTAACTTCATCTTATCTTTTTTTAAAGTACTGTATATAAACAGCAGTAATTTAGTATGTGTTTTAAAATTTCAAGGCTGCATTAATAGTTAAGCACGGCATAATCCATTGCAACAGTCATTGTCAATTCAACTGCGTCTGGTGCTGACCAATCAAAAGATCCTTGAGACATTGTTTTAATAAATGCTCCTTTAATAATCCATTCTGATACGATATCTCCTACTGGACCTAATACGTTTAGTGTTAAGTCTTTTTTATAAAAGTCTGAGTATCCTGCTCTACCAGTTACTGATTCGTAAGATAGACGAGCCCATTCCATTACTGCTTGAGCACCAGAAGGTGTAATCGGATCGTACAAAGTCATATCCATATCTCCCCACTTTCTCTTTCCTCTAATCTTACGGTAAGAGTTGATATGATCTAATATTACCTCTCCATCATCAAAGCTTGGAGCTGTTACTTTTTTTACCATGAATGATGGAATGTTATCCATGTACATTATGAATCTGTTCTGTACCTTCGGTTCAAAGGCTCTAAACATTATCTCATTAGGGTCCAATACGGCCATATCTTTTTTCTTTTATTAGTTACTTTATTATAAATATCTTAATTTTTAATTATCCTGCAAAGGTTGCTCCTGTAGGTTCAATTGTAAAGTCAAGTATTATAAATTCTGCAGTTTTAGCTGGTTGAATATATATTTGACCTATTAGCTGGTTTCTGTCTACAACATCTGCTGTGTTGTTTGTATCATCCATTACTACTCTATATGCATAAAGTCCCTGTCTCTGTACTACTGATTCTAAGTAAGGATTTACTGTTGATAAGAATCTGTTTCTAGTTGTGAGAGTATTTTGCTCGAATATTAAAGTTCTTGCTTGATCTCCAATGAACTTTTTCAATTCAATTAACAATCTTCTTACATTTACTCTATCTAAAGCTGATGCTTTTGTCTGTAATGTCTTTTGACCGAAAACTGATATTCCTTGTCCTGGAAATGAAGCGATTGGATTAACTTTGTTAGTATATAGAGTATCTCTCTGTGTTCTGGTTAGTCTTCTTTCTGCTTGAATTACTCCTGTAATTCCTCCTCTAACAAGTCCTGCTGGTGCAAACCAAGGTGCTGAGCTATTGTCTGTAAATGCATAAACTCCTGGTATTATTACTGAAGCTGGAACCCATTCGTTTCTACCTGTAGCAGATTGAACTTGTAACCAAGGCCAATAAGTTGCTGCATATGAGCTATTTAGTACACTTGCTTGTGCAGTTACATTAGATACGGTAGCTGCGTAATTCTGTACGTCTACTACTGCAATACAGTCCCCTCTAGTTTCTGCAAGAGATATAATTGAATCTATTGGAGTAATGTGAGTTGCATTAGCATAGATAAGGCCTGGTGCAGAAATTATATTAAATACATAATCTTCTGTATTTTCTAGTAAGTTAATTATATCTGTATAGTTAGCTACTACTAATCCTTGAGTATTCGTATTATTTATATTTCCAAAGAAATTAGCTCCGCTTGCGATACCTCCGGCTGCATCGAAGAATGAGCCTGATTGTGCTATTGGCAGTGATGCTGAATAAGATGTTCCTGCTGTATCAAGGTTTACTGTAACTCCATCTGTACTTAGGTAATTTACTGTTGGTAAGTTTACTGCAGATACTCTAACGAAGTTAGATCTATTAACATATTCTCCTGATATTCTAACATACGTTCCGTCTGCTCCTGTTACTAGAGCTGTAGATTGATTACCAATTACTTTTTCTATATAGTTACTTGAGTTAGGGTCTAATGATACGTTATTAAAAGTCTCTAATATTGTTCTACTTTTTAAGCTATCGTCTCCCTGACGAATACTTAAAGAAAATGTACCTTGAGTATTACTTACATTTAATATCTCCCATCTTACGTTGTCCGATGAGCCTGATACTAGTGAATTGTCACTGTTTTGTTCTCCTGGGTCAAGCAGTGCTGTTGAGTTATTATAAAGAGTACCTTCTCCTATAGTTTCTAGCTCGAAAGGTTGTATGCTATCGTTTGCTGATGCAGATACATGTGTAGAGGTAGCTGGGTCGTAAGCACCTGATACAATCCTAGTAACTAGTACTGAACCTCCTCCTTGTTGAAAGTAGTTTTTTACTGCTAGCGAAGTCATGAATTCATAACTTGTAGAGGCTGATGTAAATGTGACTCCAAATTTTCTAACATAATCGTTATATGAAGTAACCAATGTTGGAGTTTCTACCGGTCCTTTAACTGTCGGTCCAATAATTGCTGCACCTGCTACTACTGGAGCTGGTTGGATAAATGAAATGTCATTTTCTCTTGTGAATACACCTGGAGAGATAATTGATTCTGCCATGTCTTGATAAGGTTTTTATTTAATGTCTTTTATAAATATCTGATTATTTTGTAAACCTTCCTTTATGTTTCTTAGGAAGGTGACTGTGTATAAATAGGAAGAGAAGGGGCAAACCTTCTCCTTTTCCTTTAACTTTCTTCTCGACTGTCTTATACTTTCCTGTAAGTTACTTTTTGGTATTAGTTATCTCAGGTATGAATTCTCCTTTTTGTAAATTAATAGAACCTTTCCCATAAGCCTCCTCTAAGGAGCTAACCAACTCTCTTTCTGCTCTACGAGTATCTTCTAAATAGTTTATCGCATTATCCCGACGTTTTTTTAAATCTAATTTTACCAATTCAACTTGCCCTAGTTCAACCTGTACTGCTTGTATTCTAGATTCGATGTTAACAATTTTATCAATTTCTTCTTTTTTTAACTTTTTGTTTGCCATTTTATAAATATGTTTAGTGTATATCCTAATGTATGAAATTATTTTTTAAAATCCAACTTCTCTAATTTAGGGAACGGGATAATGTACGGTATACCTAGGTGTTTTGTCTTCTCTATAATAATATCTGCAAAATTCCAAGCAAATATAAGGATAGCTTCTGGTTTATCCTCTATGAGATGTTTTGGTGGTACTATTGGTATTTTACCATTTGCTGTCCATTTATTAAACCTCTCTGGTGATTCGTCTATAATATACTTTATTAGTGTTTGATCTAAATCTAGCAAGCTAGTCACTACATTAGCTCTACCTGAAGCTCC